GTAGCTTATTAGAAGAGTTACCAAGTATCTGTGAGGCCCAAAACACTAGCTTAAACGCTAGTGATCTGTATCATTTTATTTCTTTTGATACAGACTTGGCTCAGGATACGTGGCTACATTATTGTAACATTCTTAAGGCCGACGAAAGTTGGTCTTTTCCTGTTACGATTGCCCCAGCACGTGTGGCGATTGTGCCTAAGAACAGTAAAACAGGTCGCACAATTGTAGTAGAGCCTAACCTAAATAAATTGGCACAAAATGCCTTAGGTCGGGCCATACGACAACGTCTCCTGCTTTCTGGTCTCGATTTAAGACGACAAAAGCCGAACCAAGATCTCGCTTGTGAAGGTAGTATCAATGGTAACGTTGTTACTCTTGACATTACTCAAGCAAGCGATTGTCTTGCTCGGCAGTGTGTATGGAACCTGGTTAGGTATGATTGGGCTTGTTTGCTTGATCAATGCCGTTCCCCGGTTATCCATTCACCTCTCGACGATTATAAAACAGCAAACGGTGATAAAATTCCTCACTATTTGTTGCTTGAAAAGTTTTCGAGTATGGGTAATGGATTTACATTTGAGTTAGAGAGTTTAATTTTTTACTCTGCTGCTCTTTGTGTAACCGAACATCTTGGTCTTAGATCTGATAAGGTTCGCGTTTATGGGGACGATATTATTATCCCCAAGGGTGCTGAGTCTCTCATGATTGAAGTTTTGTCCTACCTAGGCTTTGATATTAATCAAAAAAAGAGCTTTTGGAAGGGTGACTTCAGAGAGTCTTGTGGTGCGGACTTTATTAATGGCTTCGATATACGACCGTATTATCTTAAGTCTCGGATAAGCGATCGTGTACTTTTCTCCATGCATAATTGGTTCATACGTCATTGTGAGTTTCGACTTGCAGAGGTGTGTAAATCCTTTGTGTATCCCCACAATATTCTGTATGGTCCGGATGGTTACGGGGATGGTCACCTAATTGGTGACTACTCCCTTAGGACCTCTCGAACTTTAAAGAGGCGTGGGTTTGGAGGAGGTGTCTTTGACACGTACTCATTAAAGAAACGCTTGTTCCACAAGCATCTTCCGGGTGATTACGTGTACCCTTGTTACAGTATTTATGCGGCCGGTCGTGAGATTTTGCCGTATATGGATGACTCAACCTTGAGTGATCCAAATACAGTTCGGGGTGCGAATGGATACGCCAAAATATCGATCTACACATTAGTGAATTCAATATTTACTAAACCGCTTAATAACGACACGGTCTAGCATGTGTCCTAAATAAGCAACTCCGTCTCTGACGGTCCTGCCACCTGAAACATGGGGGCGGGGGACATAGTATTCTTACTA